TGGTGATAGTGAGGACTTTACAACATTCTGTATTATAGATTTTGATGAGAGAGAACAGGTACTAGAGTATTTGGGTAAGGTACCACCTGATGTTGCCGCTGAAGTCGCGTTTAAATGGGCGACTATGTATTCTGCGTTTGTTGTGATTGATATCACTGGGGGTATGGGAGTTTCTACCGCTCGTAAACTTCAGGAAATGAATTATAAGGATTTGTATGTTGATGGTATAAATGCCGCTGACAAATGGAAATACAACCCAAAAGTAATAGAAAAAATACCAGGTCTTAATTTTAATTCAAAACGTGTTCAAATTGTTGCGGCATTTGAAGAAGCTTTAAGACATAACTTTATTGTTCGTTCTTCTCGTTTAATGAATGAATTAAATACGTTTGTATATATTAACGGAAGACCTGACCACATTAAAGGGCAACACGACGACCTTATCATGGCAATGGCTATGGCGATATATGTTGGTGAAAACTCATTTACACAACTTGAAAAGGTTACTGAACAGACCAAGGCGATGATGGAGAGTTGGATGGTCAATGAAACTCCTGTTAAAAATTCATCTAAAGACTTTAATCCTGGTTTACCCGTCATGCCAAACAATAACAATCACTACCGACCAAATGGAATCACAAAACAAGATTACGAACAATATAACTGGTTATTTGGAGGTAGAAGAAGATAACCTTTAATTAATTCGGGTAAAGTTTATATTTATCTAAAAAACTATGGCGGAAAAGAATAATTATACGATTTGGCAAAGGTTAACAAAAGTATTTGGTCCCGATTCAACTTTGGACCAACAACCACCCGTATATAACTTCGACAAAAAACAAATACTCAAGACAACTAATAAACAAGAGTATGAGAGAGAGAAGTTACAAGCACAACAAACCCTTTATTTAGGTCAACAATGGCAAAAGATTGAAAACAATCTTTATACACAAGCAGTTTATTATGAACCAACTCGTTTAGCCTCCTTTTATGATTATGAAAGTATGGAGTATACTCCTGAAATTTCCGCCGCCTTAGATATATACTCAGAAGAATCTACTACTCCCGATGAAGACGGTTATATGTTACAGATATATTCGGAAAGTAAAAGAATTAAATCTGTTTTAGGTGATTTGTTTAATAACAGATTAGATATTAATACTAACTTACCTATGTGGACAAGAAATACATGTAAGTATGGTGACAATTTTGTTTATCTGAAATTAGACCCTGAAAAAGGTATTATGGGTGCACAACAACTACCTAATATTGAGATTAATAGACAGGAGAGAGGTATGAAAATGAAGCCTGAACGTAACTCAACAAATACGGAGAATGATGCGCTAAAGTTTTTATGGCAAAATAAAGACATGGAATTTAATACTTGGGAGATTGCTCACTTTAGATTATTAGGTGACGATAGAAAACTACCATACGGGACATCTATGTTGGAAAAAGGTAGAAGAATTTGGAAACAGTTAATACTATCAGAAGATGCCATGTTAATCTATAGAACATCGCGAGCACCTGAAAGAAGAGTATTTAAAGTATTTGTTGGAAATATGGACGACAAGGATGTTGAACCATACGTAAATAGAGTGGCAAACAAATTTAAGAGAGACCAAGTTGTAGATTCGAGTAACGGAAATGTCGATTTAAGATACAATCAAATGGCGGTCGACCAAGACTATTTTATTCCCGTTAGAGACCCTAACGCACCTAACCCTATAGATACATTGCCAGGTGCACAAAACCTATCTGAAATTGCAGATATAGAATACATTCAGAAGAAACTTTTAACATCTCTAAGAGTACCCAAAGCATTCTTAGGATTTGAAGAGGTTGTTGGTGACGGTAAAAACTTATCATTACAGGATATAAGATTTGCTAGAACTATAAACAGAATTCAAAAGTCGATGATTCAAGAACTAAATAAAATTGCAATTATACACCTTTACCTTTTAGGTTTTGAAGATGAATTAGGTAATTTTACTTTAGGTCTTACTAATCCTTCTACACAAGCGGACTTACTCAAAGTTGAGCAATGGCAACAAAAAATTCAATTATATAGAGATGCTGTTACTGACCCAGGAACTGGTATCTTACCCGTTTCCTCATCTTGGGCTAAGAAGCACATACTTGGTTTTAGTGACGAGGAAATTAAATTAGACTTACAACAACAAAGAATCGAAAAAGCGGTTGCTGCCGAACTTGAAAAGACATCCGAAGTTATTAGTAAAACTGGTGTATTCGCAAATATAGATAAACTATATGGTAATAAACCAGGTGAAGGAGGTGACCCATTAGGTGATGAAACAACTGATTCAGGTACAGGTGACTTAGGTGGTGACTTAGGTGGTGACTTAGGTGGTGACTTAGGTGGTGACTTAGGTGGTGACTTAGGTGGTGACTTAGGTGGTGATTTAGGTGGTGATGAAGGAGGGGGAGACACTGCACCCGAAGAAACTCCAACCGAAAGACTAGTAAGAAATAAAGACTTAGATTTATTAGTCGAGGACGACTTAATAAAAGGTAAAAGTATATTAGACTTATCTAAAGGTAGACAGTCTTTAGGGGAAATAGAAAAAAAGTTGAATTCACTTCTAAATGACTAAATTGTGAATAATACTACTTACATGATATTTATATAAAAAAATATCATGACATCATTCGGAATCATCAAAACCAAGATTGAAAAGTTATTCGAATCAACTTACGGAAAACAAGATTTTAAAACTCATATTAAGTCATTTAAATCTATGATACTTGAAAATAGTGACTTATGCGAAGTATATTTTATTTACGATGAATTATCATCTAAAAAAGGTTTAAACGAAACTATTGTAGATGAGTATATCTCTGAATCGTTTGAACAACTAAGAAGTTTAATTGATGATAACCAAAATGAAATTAATAAAATTAGTCAGTGGATTAACCAATTAGTTATTGAAACTAATAACAATTACAGTGATATCGATATTCAAGTTTATACTAAAAATGTAACTAAAAATCTAGAGTCATTATTAGAATCTAAAAATAGAATTAAGAAAAATTTATTAAGTAATGATATAGTTGAAATAAATGAATCTAGTTTGAATATACCTATTTCTTCTATGTTACAGATTGCCACTAAAACATTTAATAAAGAGTTTTCTTCACTTAATGAGGAAGAGAAAAAGGAGTTTAAATTTTTTACGTCACTAAATAAGAACCAATTAATAGAGGAAATAGATAAGTCTAAGAAATCTGTCTATAGTAAATTAAGTAATAATTTAAATGAATCTAACGATAACGAACTTAAAGAAAAGATTCAAAAAACTTTAAATAAAATAAACGAAACTGATTATACCCTTACATCTCTTTATAGACTTAAGCAATTAGAAAAGGGGTTATAATGAAAAGATTTTTTACATCATTATTAGGTGACGTTGATGGTCAAAAGTCATCAAAAAGGTTTGTTACCATAATCGCATTTTTCATGATGTGTATTGCCTTTGTTGCTAACATTTTTATGGATATACCGTTACAAAAATATGTGTGGGACGGTATGATGTATATTGTAGGTGCGGGGTTAGGATTTACCACACTTGAAAAATTTTCAAGAACTAAAGGTGTCGAGGAATAACGGAGGATAGAAAATATCTTAAATGGTCCTAAATCTTAAAGGTCGTTTCTTTTTTTGTTCAGGTATATAGCCTTTTTTTGACTCTCTCTTTTTTCTTCAGAGGGTTTTGTATACTCCTTATTTTTATTAAGGTTCTGAAGTTGCTTAGTCTTATAAACTTTATATTTGTAGTTTTTAAGAGCCGCCTCTATGTTCTTATTTTTTACCTTAATAATTAGCATATATAAATTTGTTTATCTATAAATATATGTTTTTGACATATAACTACAAATATAGTATATTTAATACAAATCAATAAACTTTGTAAGTATGGATTTATATGAAAAAAGGAAAAACGTCACAATTAAAAATATTCAATGACGCAAAATGTTATTACGGCACAGTAGATGCCAAAAATTTAAAAACAGTTTATATTGTTTTACAATCATGGGTAGAACCCATAAAAGAGTTTGAGAATTGGGATAGAGCGACAGGGACTATGGAACGCAATATTAAACACGTTTTATTAGAAGTTTTAAATACCGAAGTGTTCGAAAAACATAATATAGTGGATTTAGATTTAAGAAGTAGTGGAATACAAAGAGGTAAAAGAAGTTTTATGAACTTAGAAATTACTTTATATCTTAAAAATCACTTAGATTTTAAATCAACAAAACTAAAAGAAAATGTTAAAAAAGTCATTCAAGCAGTGTATACCGATTGCTTAAGAGGTATGAAGTATTTTGAAATACACAAGAGTAAAACGACAAAAGAAGTGGTCTGATATATTTATAAAGAAAAAACATGAAGATTTTAGGACCAAACGATTCAGGTAAAGGTATCTTAGTAGAGTGGGATGCCGGATTTGTAAATCCTAACGATAGCCGTAATGCACAAGTTATAAAAGAGTCTTATGGTCAATTAGACCATTCAAAACCATTTGAGTTTTACGCGACGTTACAAAAATACGATACCCCCAATAGAAACGGTAGAGTGTATCCTGAAAAGATTTTACGTAGAGAAGCTGACGTTTATAAAAAAGCAATCGAAAAAGGATTATCAATATCTGAACTTAACCACCCTGAATCATCTTTGATAGATTTGGACCGTGTCTCACACTTAATCACAGACGTATGGTGGGAAGGTAACACACTTATGGGAAAGATTAAATTATTGACCTCACCTGGATTTCATACAGAGGGTGTAGTTTCGTGTCCAGGTGACCAAGCGGCTAATTTAATGAGACAAGGAGTCACTATGGGTGTTTCTTCTCGTGGTGTTGGCTCATTAGTAAAGAAAGGTGAAAGAAATGAAGTACAAGACGATTTTGAATTAATCTGTTTTGATTTAGTTTCATCTCCATCTACACCAGGTGCATATCTATTCTTAGATAAAAATGATAAGGGTAAGTATGAAGAAAGTTTAGAGGAAGAGACTCAGTTAAGGTCACAAGAACCAAAGATTGATGGTGGTTTAGGTAAAAGTGTTGACTTAATGAAAAGACTTTCCGATTATTTAGGTTATTAAACCTTTTAAATAAAAAAACATGGACGAAAAGTATTTTGTGGCAAAAGTTCAGTATGACCTCCCTGATGAAAACTCAGGTAAAATTAAAAAAGTTAGAGAAGAAAAACTTGTTAAGGGTTTTAACGTAACTGACGTTGAAGCTAAAGTTACTCAAAACTTTAAGGATTTTGTTTACGATTGGAGAATCACAGCGTGTGTTGAGAGTAAAATCGACGAGGTGTATGAGTAATTTAAAATAAAAAAAAGATTTTTGAATCGGGGTTATCCCCGATTTTTTTTTGCTTAAAGTTATTAAAAAAACACTTTTTTCATATTTAACATATTTATATGATAACTATAATAAACTTTTTTGCAAAAAAATAATATGGCAGACAAAAAAAACCTAGTTGAAGAAGCTTTATTGCAGATGGAAAATCTACAAGAAGCCATAACTAATAATGCAAAAGGAATACTTGCTTCTACTATGAAGGAAGAAATCAGTGAATTAGTAAAAGAATCTCTTAATGAAGAAGAGGTTGAAGAAGTGTCTGAAATGGAGACTGAAGAAAATGTTGAAATGTCCGAACAGGAAGAGATTGACATTGAAGATGTTGAAGTTGATGATGCAGAAGACGACATGGAAGATGCCCTTGAAGATTTAGGTCTTGATATGGGTGACGATATGGAATCTGATAACGACGAAGAGTTAGACTTGGGTGATGAGGAAATGTTAATGACCGATTTACCTGGTGACGACTTGGAAGTTGATGATGAAGAAGAAGTTCTTTTACCTCTCGATTTAACCGCAGCTTCTGATGACGAAATACTAAAGGTATTTAAAGCTATGGGTGAAGAAGACGGTATCATTGTAAAACAAGACGGTGGTGACGTTCATTTATCAGACGAAGAGACCGATACTGAATACGTTATTCAGTTAGGTGAATCAGAAGAAGAAGTTTCCGAAACAATGGGTGACCATTTAGGGGAAGACGAAACAGAAGAAGAAGTGGTATATGAAATCGAGATTGGTGAGGAAGAAGAAGCTGACGAAGAAGAAATGAGTGAAGGTGATTACGGTGGAAACAAAGGCGATGAGTCTAAGTCCCACAGAGATTACGAAACTAACGAAGGTAAGTATGGTGGAAACAAAGGCGATGAGTCTAGGTCACACAGAGATTACGAAACTAACGAAGGTAAGTATGGTGGAAACAAAGGCGATGAGTCTAAGTCACACAGAGATTACGAAACTAACGAAGGTGATTACGGTGGAAACAAAGGCGATGAGTCTAAGTCCCACAGAGATTACGAAACTAACGAAGGTGATTACGGTGGAAACAAAGGCGATGAGTCTAAGTCACACAGAGATTACGAAACTAACGAAGGTGATTACGGTGGAAACAAAGGCGATGAGTCTAAGTCACACAGAGATTACGAAAGTAACGAAGGTGAAACCACTGAAACTGCTAGAACTAATGCGTCTTTAAGAAAGTACCCAAACGCTAAATCAGCACCCGAAGAGGTGAGAAAATATGCTAAGGGTAGATTAAGACCTGCGGTAAGAGAAAATGAAGAATTAAAAGCAGAAGTTAAACAACTTAGAGAGAAAAATGAAGAGTACCGTAAGGCACTTAATGTTTTCAAAGAGAAACTTAACGAAGTGGCTGTTTTCAATTCTAATTTAGCTTACGCTACTCGTTTATTCACTGAGCATTCTACTACGAAGCAAGAGAAAATAAATATTTTAAGACGTTTCGATGGTGTCGAGACTCTTAAAGAATCGAAATCTTTATATAAGACAGTTAAAGAAGATTTAGGTGGAAAAGAAACTAACGTTGTTACTGAATCAGTACAATCTAAAGTTACTAAAACTCCAACTAAAGGTTCAGCAAACAATCTTATCGAAAGTAAAACTTATGAAAATCCTCAGTTCTTAAGAATGAGAGATTTAATGAGTAAATTAAAATAAAAATAAATTTCCTTAAAAAATATTAAAATGGGAGCATTATTAGAATCAGGTCTAGTTGGTAACATCGGTCTTAAGCACCTTAAGGTTATCAAGGAGGACACAATTAACAAGTGGGACAAATTAGGGTTCCTCGATGGTCTTAAAGGCCACACTAAAGAAAATATGGCTCAGTTATATGAGAACCAAGCATCATATTTGATAAACGAAGCGGCGGCATCTGACAGTTCAGGTTCTTTCGAAACAGTTGTTTTCCCAATAGTAAGAAGAGTTTTCTCTAAGTTATTGGCTAACGATATCGTTTCAGTACAAGCTATGAACCTACCAATCGGTAAGTTGTTCTACTTTGTTCCAAAGATTCAGAACAGAAACGCTGATGGAACACACGTTCCTCCATTCGGAGCACCAAACGGTCCATCTACAACAGATTCAGGTTACACAAATTCAACTAACTTGTACGACCGTTTCTACGAAGGTAGTACACCAAATTCAGACCCAGCTGGGTTGTTCGATTACTCAAAGGGTGCTTACGAAGAGCAAACACCAACATTAATTCCTGTTGTATGGAACGGTGGTGTTTTAACTGCAACTACATTAGGAAACGCATTATCAGTCGCTAATGGTGGTACAGGTAGTGTTGCGTCAGGTAATGTAAGGTCATTAATCTTTATGATGACAGGATTCTCATCTGCAGGTGCTAGTAAATTAATCGGTCCTGACGGACAAGAAATGGATACTGAAGACTTCTTGGCTTCACTAGAAGTTTCTGACCAAGCGGGATTAGGTTCAAGCACTGAATTCTGGAACTTCAGAGTTGTAACTCAGAAGTACGGTAAGGGTATTGTAAACTATGGTAACGAGCAACAGACTACTTTCTACAGTGGTTCTTACCCAGGTCCTGGTGGAAAGTACGACAACGTATGTGACGTTGAAGGTAGAATCTACTTGGAGGTTGACTTCTCTACACCAGTTGAAATTGGAACTGAATCAATCGACGGATACACAGGTTCAACAGTTGCTTCAGGAGATACTTTCTATGGTTCATACAGAGTATACGAGACATTAGAATTCGAAGACGCTATCGGTGAAGTTTCATTCGACTTAGAAGCTGTTACTGTTTCTGTTACAGAAAGAAAGTTAAGAGCTCAGTGGTCACCAGAACTCGCACAAGACGTCTCTGCATTCCACAACATTGATGCGGAAGCTGAATTGACAGCATTGTTGTCAGAGCAGGTTGCAGCAGAGATTGACCGTGAGATTTTAAGAGACTTAAGAAAAGGTGCGGCTTGGTCATTAAGATGGGACTACAACGGTTGGAAGAGAGTATCTAACGGTTCTGTCAACTACAACCAAAAGGATTGGAATCAGACATTGATTACTGCAATCAATCAGATTTCTGCACAAATCCATAAATCAACTCTAAGAGGTGGTGCTAACTGGATTGTTGTATCTTCAGAGATTTCAGCAATCTTCGATGACCTTGAGTACTTCCACGTTTCAAACGCGGCTCCTGACCAAGACAACTACAACATGGGTATCGAAAGAGTTGGTACATTATCAGGTAGATATCAAGTTTACCGTGACCCATACTTCCCACCAAACACAGTATTGTTGGGACACAAGGGTTCATCATTACTTGACACAGGATATGTATACGCTCCATACGTACCTCTACAGTTGACTCCAACAATGTACAACCCATTCAACTTTACACCAATCAAGGGTATCATGACAAGATACGCTAAGAAGATGGTGAACAACCGTTTCTACGGTAAGATTACAGTTGATGGTGTTAGAACATTCGACCTAAGAGAGTTAAGATAATATTTTATCTTAAACATAAAAAGAAAAGGGAGACTTCGGTCTCCCTTTTTATTGCTTACAATTTCTACAATTTGCCTTTTCAGTTTTACAGATTTTAGAATCTTCACCATATAACATACAACGAAGTATCATTAATTCGATTCTATGTGATTTAAATTCGTCTTCATCATGTGCTTTGTGACCATTTAAAATCGCATCTGTTATTTCAGATTGTAGAATAATAATTCTACTCGTTAATTCATCCTTCGTCATTAGACTCTTCCTTTGGTAAAGGTTGGGGTGTAGTCAGAGTTCTTATAGCTTTAGACACAACTTCAGATTCTTCAATATTGTACAAACCACGGTTGTGTGCATGTCGAGTGGCATGAACTAAACAAAATAACGCTTGGTCTACATTCATTTCATCTATAAACTTATTTAGTTCGTGTGGTTCTTTGTAATTAATAGTATTAAATAGAGTGTTTACGTTTTCGTTATTTTCTTCCATGATAAATGAGTTTTACCTAATATTTATAAAAAAGTAACATAAAGTCAAATGGATAAGTATATTTTATCAGAAGATTTAGCCGTATGGTTTGGGAAAAAGAAAAAAAAGAAGGGTTCAAAACAACCTAAAGGTCCATGGGTTAATATCTGTAAAAAGAAAAAAGGAGGTGGTCACCCTTCTTGTGGTAGAAGTGATAGTGATAAAGGAGGTTATCCTGTATGTAGAGCGGCAGGTGTTGCTGGTAAAATGTCTCAATCGGCTAAAGATTCTGCTTGTAGAAGAAAAAGGGAAAAAGAAAAAGGACGTTCAAAAGATACTAAAGGTAAAAAACCTACTCGTATTAAAGTTAAAAACTATAAAAAGAAAAAAAAGAATGAATCTATGTATATAAAAGATATAATTAGAGAAAGTATTAATAAGTCTATATTAAATAAAATACAAATCTCTGAAGAACTACAATATCACTTTGATAATAATTTATCTATTACAGATAACGCATTTAGACATGGTAGTGAAAAATATTTCGACCTTATAAATGAGTCTAGGGAACTATACAAAGAAGGGTATAGATTTAATAATTTTGATGAGGAAATATTAAATTCTGACGTGGGTACTTTTGTAAAATTAAAAAATGGTAAGACAGTAGCGTTAGATTTTCCTTTTGAGTATGAGACTTTAAATGAGGCCGAATATAAAGGTAAAGAAGTGTCTCTTAATAAACCTAAATCAGGTGGTTCTAAAAAGTGGTATGTGTACGTTAGAAATCCTAAAACAGGTAAAATAAAGAAAGTTAGTTATGGCTCACCTACAATGACCGCTAAGTGGAATGACCCTGATGCAAGAAAGTCATTTGCGGCTCGACATCAGTGTGCAAAGAAAAAAGATAAGACAAAGGCGGGGTATTGGGCATGTAGAGCTCATAAAGATTTTGGTAAAAACGTATCAGGTAGATTTTGGTGATGATATACTCACAAGAAAATATATCATCTAATAAATTCAAACGAGTTTTTTCTCAGGATATTCCTGAAAAAGAACTCGTTTGGCATAGAGATAAGGAGAATCGTTTAGTTGAAGTTCTCGAAGATACCGATTGGTACTTTCAGATGGATAATAAATTACCCATTCCCTTAAAAAAAGGGGTTAAATTTGATATACCGAAAGAAACCTTTCACAGAGTTATAAAAGGTACTACGGATTTAACTATACTAATAGAAGAGTATTAGTATTCGTAAGTTTTTTTAACTCTTTTAAAAGTATATCTTTTGTCACCATAAGCTTTCGGATACACTTCGAAGAAGTAATCAATTGCATTATCAAATGTCGCCGCCTCAGTTTCTTCAACTACTTGACCTTCTTTTAAGAGTTGGTACTTATTGTTATTAACTTGAATCATTTTCAGGAAGTTTGTTACAAATATAGGGTTTATTTCTTACCCGAACAATATTTTCCTGAACATCTTTTTTTACCATCTAAACCAGGTTTAGTACCTTTACAAACTTGAACAGCGTAACCATTGGCGTAGGCTGATGGATATACATCATATTTAGCCTTAGCTGCTGATTTTCCTCTAGCACATAAAGTATTCTTCTTCTTTTTTTTCTTCTTCTTTTTCTTTTTTTCAGATATAACTTGTTGTATCATTTCAACTAGCTGGTCCTCTGTTAATCGTATCATACTTACTTTTTGTTTACTATTTGGAACTTTAGTTCACGTTTATAGGTGTTAACCTCTCTGTCTGTAATGACTTTGATGTCAATGAAATACTCATTCGGAATTTTATCTTTAGTTTCAAAAATAAAGTAGTAACCATTAGGGGTTCTGTTTATAGGTGTCCAATCCTCAACTTGAACTTCTGTTTGACCTTCTCTAACGTAAACTCTATAATACGCGTCTACTTGAGTTAAAACTTCATTAGTTGTATATGCTTTCTTTAATACGACATTAACTTTTCTAGTGTCGGTATTTAATATTTTTTCGTCCTGTTTTATTCCATAGAAATCAAAACCGTACAGACTTGGCTCATTATCCTCCATACCAATCTGATATAAATCAGAAAGAGGGTTAACAATAAATTGATTCTCAACAGTGTTCAATGAGACACCGTTAATCGATATACCTTTCCAATTATCATAAAACACACAAGGTATAGTAGATGAGGTTAAACCACTTACACTAACCTCATAGACCCCTTTTTGTATTTGACAAGTTGTTAGTCCCGTGAATCCGGCAACAGCATTCCCACTTGAATCTAATATATCAACTGTTGGGTTACTGTCGAAACTTTGTGGTACTCCATACCTAAAAGAATAAAGATATAATTTATTATTTCTTTTTTCATAGAATGTGTTTCTATCATCTTGAATTAAATCATTAAATGACGTTTCCAAGAATGGCTCATAAAATGTTTGGGTGTGTCGTGAGAAAAACCCGACAGAATAATTTTCAGTTAGACCCGTTATATTTTCTACATCGGGGACAAAAGCAATACCCCACCCTGTGGAGCCCGTGGTACCACCTGTAAGGATGTCATTTATTTCATTAGTCATATCAAATTCGATATCTTCGTTACCAAATTCAAAGTGTTGTGTATCAACAATAGTAATCGCACTGTAATTAAGACCCGTTAAGGACGTTAAAGAGTTTGAGTTGTCATAGATACCATCTTCAGTCCAATCTTTTACTGTGGACCTTTGAAACCAGTTTACGGGTCTGTCTGAGTATGAGTTGTCAGTCTCAACAACATTTTTAACTGCGACAGTATTTGAAGTACCTATCGGACTCCCTTTATAATAGTCTTGACCTACACCTTCATCCCATGTTTGGGGGTTACCTGTAGTCCCTGACGTTTTAGGTATTCTAAATAGGACTAAGTCAAATGAAGACGCTCTCCGTCTACCATTCGACCACTTAGTATTGATTAACTCCTTGTCAAAGGACGATGTGTTGGTCATTCTTAAAGTATGTTTAAGATTGTAACTACACCCAGTAGAAATCTCACCATTAGATAATTTAGTTTCTAAATCATTAAGGTCTAAATCAAAAATAAATCTTGTGAACCCTTTGCTTGATATTATATTATCTACATTACCGTAGAATAGTTCTACAACAGGGTTTCTCGCAGTATTAGTATACGAATTATAAATTAGGGTATCGTTCTTGCTAAAATAAGACCTGTAAAGAGACATACTAAGTTTTTATAATAAATATTCAGTTAATTCGAATATTCTTATTCAATATCTTATCCTGTGCATCTAATAGCTCTTTAAGTAAATCATCCACTTTAACACCATCAATACTTTGTGGTACAGGAGGTAAACCAGGATATGCATGTACGTGACCTACCAAATATCTAATTATTAAGTTTATTAAGTCTAATAATTCTTCACCCCTTACTAACGAGGATGTTTTTGGTTCTATCTCATCAGCAATTTTATTCTCATCTATACCATATAACGTATTGGTTAAATCAATTCTACCACCCCCATCTGTTTTCTGTGATAGGTGAGAAAGTAGGTATATTTCATCACCTCCGATTAAACCAACTGATTTATCAAAAGGTTTTGTAGTTTTTGGTATTAGATTTTGTTTTGTAGGTTTAAATGGAACACTATCAGTCTTATTTTTATCATAAACCAATCCATAACCAGGGCTTAAATCTAGAGTAACCACTTTAACTCCATTAAAAAGAACACCTAAATTATATTGTTCTTGCATGTTTGTGGTTGGGGAAACTCCACCATATTTGTTAAATAGACTACTTTGGGGTCTGAAATAAAATGGGAATGTATTACCCTGGTCGAATCTTTGCGGCCCACTTATACTCACATTAGACACCTCTTGGTTTACTATACTTCCTATATTACCTTTAATTAACCCTTCTAATGTGTCATTAATTAATTTAATGACCTCTGATAAGCTTTTACTACTAAATGATACTGTGGTTTGTAAAGACTTTGAGGTTTCAGGTACTTGAGTATCAACATTAACTACTTCTGTACTTAAAGATAATCCATCTTTTTGTGCTATGTTGTATATGTATATATTACCTGTAAAAACATTCTGAGAATTTTCAGGATTAATGATATTATACTCGACTATTTTTTTTATGTTTTGGTGTTGAAAATTAAAGATAAGTTTTTTCTGAGCATCCCCATATACAGTTCTTTGATTAAATTTTGACAGTTGTATAAACGCCCTTTTTTCATTTCTTCTTGGTACTTGACCTCTTTTAAAGTCTTTGTTTTTACCGGCTCTTAATAATACTGTATCATCTTTAATTACAATGTCACAGGTACCTCTACCATATAATGTAACGTCTTGAGGTTCTGAGTATACACCTTTAACGTCTTCATAGAAATATTCACCGTCATCATTAAGTAAGTTAGTAAATGGTTTATTTCTAGAACCCTCATCAAAATTAGTTACTGCGGAATCATATCTTTCATATTCAGATGTTGTTGGTGAACTATATACTCCTCCTATGTAAAATTTATCTTTATCCCCTTTTCTTGTTATATTATTGTAAAACAAGTGGACATACTCATCTTTTTTAGGGGGAGTATTAATAAAAAAAGGTAATAATGGTTTGAATACAAAAGGGTCTCTTTCATCCCAATTACGATAAGTCTTCTTACCATAGTTTTCATTTGCAATTTCCCTGTCAGATTGGTTTTCTGTTTTTAATATGGCGCGAATACGACCTAAACGCATAGGGTCGTTACTGTCAATACACTGACCTTTGTAAATTATTTGACCCCTCCTGAGTTCTCTACTATTATCTTCTTTACCAATCATTTAGCATTACGAGATTTATACTCTTTTAAAATATTATTATAACTATTTTCTAACGAATCTAAATGATGTGTTAATCTAACTATCAACTTTTTAGTATCTTCAAAATCTTCACTAATTTGATTTAAACCAAATTCTAAATCTTTATTTGGTAGAGATTTATAATCATTAATTATATTTTTAATTTTATCATCCATTTTACATACTTTTTCCTGTACATCTTATCGGTCCGGTGACTACAAGGCCTACAGCTACTGGCGCACACCAACTATGGACCACTCCATTTTCTAAATCTTCGTCTTTACTACCTTTTATTTGTTGGAATATGGAGGGTAGTGATAAGTTAGGTGAACCATCAGGCATATCCCCTGTCGGGAGTCCTAATTTTTGAATGTTTTCAGTGATGTTAGCTTGTGCTCTTGTGGGTGAACCTCCAGGTAATAATCCTGCCGCCGCTAATGCAAATGTTGGAGGTCTACTACCTCCCGGTATAGCTAAATTAAGAAGGTTTAATATTTCATCAACTACACTTTTACATTGTCTCCAGTCCACAACTGCAGAAGCCAATTGAAGTAATACATAAACTATACCTGTTATTACTTTTAACTGAGCGTTTTTAGACTCCTTTATAATTTCTACCATCAGAGTTTCAACCAACCGTCTAATATTCTTCTTAAGTAATTTAAATAACTCCTCAACAAAAATAGATGCGATTCTACTTATCATATTTACCAAATAAGTTTTCATATTTTTCATGAAGGTCGCAAAATCTTCGATTTCATTTATTATGGCACTACCTAATGACTTCAATATAATCATAAGACCTAGTAATACTTTGGGAGAGAGTATCGTCATCGCAACAGCTCTAGGTATTACCTTTAATAATCCATCTTTAATCGCGATATCGATATTGATGCCATCAGGTAATTGAAGTTTCCAATTCTCATCCTTACCTAATTTTTCAATTTTTTCTATAAATGCGTCAACTTTTTCATTTTCAGGTAAGTCTCGTATTTCATTTATATCTTCAAATATTGCTTGAGTATTAACAGGTAATTTAACATTTCCGCAATCTTCAAATTCAGTAACGCCTAAAACCATATTATTAATTTGATTTTCAATATTACGTAAATCTGCAGTAGTCATTTCAAAAAATGAATCATCTAAATTATCTAATGTTGACAATTTTGCGGTACCCGAAACATCAATTTCCTTGTTACTATCAAAACATAAACCTAAAATTCTTTGTATTATCTTTTCAAACTTAGATTGTTCCTCTTTGTCTGAGGTGGTTAGTCCTCCTGATATGTCAATAAACTCAGTTAAAGAATTCATAATTTTTACCATTAACCCATCAAAATTTAACATATCGATTGATTTATAATAATCTCTAAGAAAGTCTGAAACTCTATTTAAGTTTGGTCTATTACGTAAAGTAATTTCGTAAAAGTCCCCATAATAGGTTGTTCCGTTTTGTACATATTCTGTAACGTATTTAACGTCCATTATTTGTCTACCAGACGCTCCAATATAATCACTTCCAAACTCATCACTTAATGACACTCCTTCATTTTGTAATCTATTATATAATTCTTTATCCATTGGAAATGGAATCATTCCTGTTACAGGGTCTTCTTTTTCATAAAGAATTTTATTATACCCTTCAGAGGGGTCTTTCTTAAGTAATTTAAATAAGTCGATTTGATTTAACCTAACGTAAATTTTATTAGGTCCCGAATTATCATCGTTACCAACAAACGTTTGTTCTTGAGAACAACCAGCAACTTTTAAACTTTCCTCAACAACGACCTCAGAAATTCTACTTTTAGTATTTTGAGACGCAGTTAAAACCTGTTTTACTAAAAAATTAATAGTATTAGAATTACTTGTAGGCTTACTAGGTAATGATGTTTTTACTAAATCAATTAACTCTTCATATTGATTTTTAATTTCAGCTTGAAGTCTTTGTTGGGTGTCCCCAATATCGTTAAGTTGTTTTAACGATTCACTTTTAGATAATTCAAAATTATCTCCTAAAGATAGTTTTTTAAGAGTTTTTTCTGTCGCTTGCGTTGAAATTGTGGTGTTATATGAGTTAATCTTTGTTGTGGCGTCTCTATAACCCTGTTTTACGTCTATTGCCATGATTAAGTCATTTTATAACCATCATCATTTTCTTTGTCTAAATCTTTTTGTATTAGGGCTTGTAAAACATCGTCATCCATCTCTGATAAATTAAATTCCTCTTCAGACGTATTTGACGATTTTTCCCATATAGATGATTGTAACTTAGATAAAGATAATTTTTTTTCGATAGTGTCGTTTATGATTTTCTGTTGTTCTTTAATAACAGGACCAATAACTGCCATATCTTCAGCACCTTTCAACAACCCTAACATTTTATTCTGTATCCTTATTGCCGTGGCCCTTTGCTCAACAAGTTCATTATAAATCTCTTGCATTAAACTCAACACAGAGTCTTTACTTAAAACAATTTCTTTTTTCTTAGGTCTTCCCATAATACTATAAATATTTAATTATGGGTTTTATAAATTATTAAGCTTAACTGTTAAATCAAAATACAAATTTTTAAATTTTTTCATAGAAGTTCTAATCTCTTTAGTACTCATATTAGTCATTTCACGCAAAGAAAGTAAGATAATGTTTTTATTAAACTTATTATTGTCAGTACCTATAAAAATTTCTTCATAATTATCAAATAACTCTAATAGAGCATATCCTAATTTTATTTCATTATTATTTAAAGAAGAATCTTCTATAAATTTTTCTAGTTCTTTTAAAAACTCTTTTATTACTTGTTCCGCAGTTACTTTTTCGTGCTCCAAATAATATATCATATCAGGTCTACTCTCTAACTTAGTTGTAATATCCTCATACGATATTTTTCTATTTTGTTCTTTTTGGTCTTTAATAATTTGACCCATAAGATAATTTTTACATATAGTACCAAAATAGGAATAGGCTTTTTTGTTTTTGTCGGGTTTGAACTTTTCAACTTTAGTCATTAAAAATGAATGAGTATCGTTGTGGATATCAACAAAGTCCATATTTTTTCGATATAACTTATATCTCCTAATAATAGACTCAATCATTTTGTCTAAAGGAGCCCTTAAATACTCATTATAAATTTGATTTTTTTCATTCCACGTAGAAGCAGTAAGAAACATTCTTACTGCTTTTTCTTCCCTCACATCAAAATAATTTTGAGATTTAGCCTTTCTCCCTCGTTTTTTGACTTCGGAATTTTTATTATCTCCAGAAATCGTCATTAAACTTCACCTAATTCATACTTTATATTTCTATCTTCTTTAAAGAAATGTTCTTTTTTAGCTGAATCAATCCAAAAAGCGACCTCATCTTCTGTAAGCGGAGTAGAACCAAATTTGTAGTTCCAAAATACTGAACCTTCTCTCATATTAGAATGTTTATACCCTATTCTTGGAATAGTCATAATTTTTGTTGAATTATAAGTTAATCTTAGTAATAACTCATATACAAAAGTTAACCTAATTGATTTTTTAAACCCTCCAAAATCATCGAATAGTGACTTTTTAAATACCATACCACTTGTTTGAAAATTTTGATAGTTTAGTAAAACTTCGTTTGTTAGGTATCCAATCTCACTATTCATGTTGGCGGCAAACGTAGCTTCATTTGTGAATCCAGCGAACACCCCTTTCTCATCGGTATCAACAACTAAAGGTAAAAAAGCTTTAACCTCAGGGTATGAATCGATATATCTAGAAACATTCTTAAACCAAATACTTGAATACTCATCATCAAATTCAAAAATACTTACCCATTCATGAGTTGATTTTTCAACACCCAAATTTATCTGACTACAAAAGTCAGTTTCACCTGTATTATGTATGATATTAGTAGTTATACCACTAAAATCAAAATTACTTATATATGACTCTAAGGACTCTTCTCCTGAATGCACAAGAACTAACTCAACGTCTTCCAAACACTTTCCTCTTATAGGACATTCTTTAACTTGATTTGTAATTGATGTAATACAAGATTTGAAAAGTAAATCAAAATTTTTATGCTTTGATGACTCTATTGGTAATACTATAGATATATTTAAATTTTCCATTTTTATCCTTCTTCTTCAACTTTTATTTTCTCTAACTGACTCTCAAAGACCTCTTTTCTTTGAGATATATATGTATCAAACAGAGATATAACCTTACTATCAAATTCATCTTTGTTATTATATTTCTGAGCGGTTTCAACACCTTTATCATATAAGTCCTCATTAATATTATCTTCCAACCAATTTTGAATAAACTCTGCTAAAATATCGTGAATGTTGTTTTGTTCATATGTCCAAACACCATTCTCATCATTTAACCATTCAGGTTTAAGATTAGGAACTTTTCCAATAACTGGTGTCCTAGTAATCATAGACTCTAATGGGAATGTGCCAAAACCTGAAGTATCATCAACCCATACAGACACAAATGAATCTTTTAAATACTCTGAAAATTCTTTAGGGGACAAACCTCTCATATCTCTAAAAGTAATCCATCTATATTGTGGATACTTTAGATAAAAGGTTTTTATTATTTTCATCGTATCTCTTTGTTCTCTTGTATGTATCGAAACTATTGGTTTAGACGGTAAATCTTTAGGTGAGAACTCGTCACTAATTAGTGGCTCAATCACATCAAAACTAATATTTGTCATAATCTCACCAACATACTCTTTTTGTTTTTCGTTTGTGGTTATACATTTATTAAATCCGTGTGAGGTCCAAGATGTACCAGGTTGTAATGTTTCTAACATGTGGTCGTATGCTTGACATAAAACAATTTTTGCACAAGATAATTTAGATATCTGTTCCATAACATGACCATATATTTCAGGAATAACTATAAAATCTTCAGGAGACACCTTTAAATCCTGATTTTCAATAGAAGAATGAGGAATATTCATATACTCCTCACCTAACCAAGATTCTACACCTGTATAGTCATTTTTTTCGTGCATTATTATGGTATTAAAACCATCATTCTTAAGTGTTAATGCCATATCATATATCATTTTAACACCTGCTTTTGCATTACCTTTTGTGTCTTGACACAAAAAATAAATTCGACAACTTTTATCTGATAAATTTTTAACAGATTGTTCTACTTTTAATATTGTTTCTTCATTCATTTTTATAAATGTTTTAATATTTGATGTTTTAATAAAGTATTAAAAGCAATCCTAAAAGGAATACTTAAATCTTTCGTATTGTGGACACCCAAATTATTATCTATCTCTTCTCTTTCCGTCATTATAATCTCTAACATCATTTTTATAACTTCAAAAGACACCAAATTTATGGTTTGTTCAGTTTCACCTGAAAAATTGTCATCAGACATATCGATAGTATTACTAACACTATCTAAATCTATATAATATAGTTCACCTAAAACGTCTAACATTATTAAATTATTTTTTTAAATATATCATTAACTTCCGAAATATTATCAATCGTAAAGTCGGATTCATAATCCTGATTGTAAGTTGTGTTAACTTTTATAATTTTTTTACTATTTGAATCTTTTGATAAAAAATCCGGGTTTGATGTAATAATAATATCAAACTCGTCAAAAGTATTCACTAAAGTAGACTTAGAATAAAATTTAATGTTTTCCACTAAACATCCATATTTAGATAAGAAAAACAACGTTGCCGGTTTAGACTTACCGATTTCATCTGATATAATATAAATTTCATTTTCATCTCGATAATCAACATATAAGTCGTTTAAAATATTAAATGTATTACCACTTATTGACGGACTGTGACCAAAAATGTTCATAGGAAAATCAACATAAAAAAAGTTGTATAGGTCTTCGGGAGTCTCGAATTTAAAGTGGTCTATTAAATTCATGGAAGTGACGGGTAATTCTAATCCATATTCGAAAACGTCTGTTTTATTATCCTCTTCCCATTCTTCGGTTTCCTCGTTGTATTTAGATACAACCTCATCGTCCTTTTCTTCTAAATAGAATTTAGTATAAACCTGCTCAGTCTTTAGAAAAACATCTCTAATTACACCATTTAAATCAAATGCAATTTTCATTAATCGTACTTATCTAAAATCTTACTTATCAAAGGATTTCTAATTACATCCTTATTCTCAAACTCAAACACACCGATTCTTTCTATTTCTCTAAATCTATTTAAAGCATCATATAAACCTGATTGTGTCTTATCTCTATATCTATCAGTTTGTTCAACATCACCGGATATAAAAAACTTAGAATTAAACCCAATACGAGTAAGTAACAATTTCATTTGTGACGGTGTTGAGTTTTGAGCTTCTTCAAAAATTAGTATTGAGTTATCTATGTTCATACCTCTCATGTATGCTAATGCAAACACCTCAATAACATCATTTTGTTTTAACTTTTCTCTAGATTCTTTTCCTATTATTTTATTTAAAAGATAATACGATGGGAATATATATGGGTCTAGTTTTTCTTCTAAATTACCAGGTAAGGAACCTAATTTTTCCTCAGCCTCAACAGCCGGTCTAACTATAATAATTTTTTCATATGAGTTTGTATCATCCATTAATAAATCTATTGCCGCTCTCATAGCGACATAAGATTTACCTACACCCGCGGGTCCAGAACATATAGTTATTTCATTATCTATTAATTGATTATAATATACTTTTTGATTTTCAGATAAAAACTTCTTCCTTGAAACTTTTCCAATTATACTTTTTATCTCTTCTTTCTTAACTACTTTGTATGGCATGTAATTTTTTTTAAAATTTAATCTTTTTTTAATTAATGTAAATCCATGTTTATATAATTAGGTTTACATTGACCTAACCACCACTGCATTTCCGTAAAACTACTTTCCTTAGTTCCATATATATTTTTAGATAAACCACCAAGATATAAATCGACTAATATATCTTGCATTCCTTCTACACTTGAAAAGTCCCCAAATTCTGTTCTTTTAAAAGTAGTGTGCACATCATATCTCTTTTTTAGATGATGTACTGTATCCTCATCATCGCAAGTTAATAATATTTTACCCTTAATATTATCCATATAGTTATATAACTTTTCTATGTTAAATTTATATCCCCACGACTTATACTCTCTTTGAAAACTTTTAAACGTTCTAACAGCTACAGTATCAAACTCACCTAAAACGTCTTTTTCAATAGACACTCTTTCTTTTATATAATTTATGGGTTGTAAATCATTTATTACTTTGATGTATTTTTGCTGTAGATTAGGGTCAATATCCCCCTTTTCAATATTGGTATTGTGGGTGTTCATATTAGTGTGTATAAACTGACAATCTGATACACTTTTATTATAGTCACATTTAAAAACGTTTTCATATAAATCTGAAAATTCACATCTAACACCACCAACAGATGGTTTAGGGTCCCACTGTAGGTTTATTTTTTCATATTCTGCGATTGACGAAATTATACATTTCATCCGATTAGATATACCACCATAGGGTATACAATTAATCATAACTTTATTTTTACATAATTTTTATGGTATCCTCTCGTATTTCTTCCGACAAACGGGTCCCATATAGAACCAAAATCTATCATACTACATTTATCACCTATTACATCATATAACTCATCCACTATAACATTTGTTGCCATAGAGGAAGACATACCAAAAACCACATTGTCATATTTTTCTGAGATATCTATCATTTCTTTTTTAATTCTTTCTTTATCTAAGAAACAATTTACTAAAGGAACTGAGATAAAATCAGTATATTTTACGTTTAAATCTCTTAAACTATCGTTAGAAACTATTACAAAATTTCTTTTTTCTAGTGATTCAATCAATTCTTCAATACCACCTTTCAAAACAAGGTCTTCCCATATTCCGGCGTTAACCCAGTCAACTATAATATTTTCTTGATTTAGAAAATTTGTTAGTGGATTTAATATTCTTGCAATTTGTCCATGTGTTATATTCCATATTGCCTTGTAGTAACCTTTGTCGTTTTTAAGTGCCTTATTTAAGCCACTTCTAAGTTCAGGAAAATATTCATGACTATCAGTGTTTCGACCAGACACACCCCACGTACAAAACCACTCACCATCTCCCCATCTCGTAAACGAAAAATTTTCCTTATTGTTTATTTTATCTATATAAAATTTAGAAGGGTTATTTGTTATATTAATATTCATAATTTTTAATTTTAGTATCCCAACATTGACGTATCATATTTATCATATAATTCTTTGTGTATTCCAGTATTCTTTGAGATTTTTATGTCTATTTCTGGTAAATCTCTGTCATGTTTACCTGTAAATTTTCTGATTCTTTTTAACTGATTCTCGGTGTCATTACAAAGTTCTTCATACTTTATTATTAAATCTGCTTCCTCATATGCTTGAATAGATTTTTCAATATAATATTTAATTTTATTGTCTAAAGTATTTTTAAGACCTCCGTATTTCACATGGGGCATATAAAATTTTTTAGAATCACCAGCAGCGGCGTCTACGGGATGTCTCATCACATATACAGTTTTACAATCAGGATAAAACTTTCTAAGTTCTTTATCTATAAACATAAAATGACCATGTTTAAGTGCGAAATGTTTATTATTGAGTATTTTTCTATTCATATATGTAACAAGTGATGTGAAATTTTTTGTTCTCCAAGACAAATCAAATTGATTAACAAATTCACCTGCACCAAAGTCGATAGAATCCTTCCCTGTCTCCCTACTTACATAATAACCAAAAGAGTCAAATATTTCAGCAACTACCCTACTTCCAGTACCACCAAAACCTCCGATAAAAATCTTATCTACAATATTACTCATTTATTTTTTTTATATAGAAATTTTTAAATTTATTTATAATAGTATCTCTATTGAATTTTTCAATATCTAAAGGAACTTCAGTGAACTCTTTCCCTTTGATATTTCCTTCCTTATCCACGTTGTAGATTATACCTGGCTTACCACATAAGTAACCCTCAATAGTAGTTCTACCTAACATTATACCTGCGGTTACATCACACTGATGATAAAAATCTTCTATTTTTTCTGTCGGAGGGTAGTAATTTACGTGGTCATACATCTCCCCATATTTACTCGCATATCCCATGGTGTCCTTACCGACTAACCACAACTCTTCCTTACTTTTATCTAAAGATGTTATTAAATCTTCAATACTACTTTTTCTAAGGTAATCCATAGTACCAACAAATAAGGTTATTTTTTTACTTATTTCCTGTTTAGTTTTTGGTTTAAATCGAGTATCGTCGAAAGGATTATATATAACCTCAATAGAATCACTATCTAAATCGAAATCACTGATTAAGTAATCTTTAATTGAAGGCCTTATTGCGATATACCCTTTTACATTATCATTAACAACAGGATTTTCTAAGTCTATAATTTCTGACCTTACAATTGTTACGAATTTTTTTTCGGGATAAAGTTCTAATAACCTTTCAGTTATTGGTGTGTGGTTTGTTTGTATGATGTCAAAATTAACATTCTTTAATCTATATAGTTTTCCTTTCTCAGATGTCTTTAACCCGTTTGGGGTTTTCATAGACCATAACCCATCCCCAACCTTATAACCAGGTGGTTCAGACATAAGATATGTCTTAATTCCGTGATTATTACATACTTGTTTAAAGTGATTACTTACGTTAAATGATATAACAGAAACATCACATCCTTTTTTAGATAATCCCTTAGCTAACTCTATAGTTGAAATTTCAGAACCTGTAAGCCCTTGGAAGTTTAAAACTCCTAATAGAACTTTTAACTTTTTGTTTTCAAACAACTCAGGTAGTTTTTTAGGTAAATCAGATTTAAACCTTTCAGTAAATAAGATTCTGTTTTTTTCCCACTCATCATTAGTTTGTCCTATCGATAAATGGGTTACTCGAACATCATACATCACACCTATTTTAACACCCGACAAATGATTTTTAAATGAAAAAT